GCTTCTTTGCCCAACAAACTGGTTGCAAGTCTGGCTCGTTCAGCAGGATCAGCAATTTGCCCCAAGGCCGCAATGGTCTCTTGTAAGATTGTTTCACTGCTTCTAAGTTTGCCATTGACATCAACTGTGTTGACACCCAATGCTCTAAAAGACTCTTTGTAGGTGTTGTTGCCATCAGCGGCTTCACCAATGCTGACACTTAATTTACTGGCAAACTTTTCAAATGTATCAGTGCCAGCACCAGCCGCAATCAGGCTTTGTTTGAAGTCTAGCAAGTTGCTGGCACCAATACCAGTGGCATCACTTAGATCGCCTAGGCTATCAGCAAGTGCTAAGGCTTTGCCACCCAGAACAGAAAGCACGGCTGCGGCTGCGGCGGCTGCCAATCCAACTGGCCCCAATTTACTAACAATACCTGTCAGTGTATTACCCAGGGCACCACCAGAAGGTATTAATCCTTCTATGTCTTTGCCAAGGTTCTGAATCGTTCCGCTGACAGCCTTGATGCCGGCTTCACCTTCAGTCTTAAACTTTAAGATAAAATTTTCTATTGTTGCCATTTTATTTTCCTAACTTTTTAATTTCATCAGCAATGAACTTTTCAGTGGGCTTGGTCATGCCCTTTCCACCGTTTTGCTTGCTCCACCCTGTATCTAGTCGACCAGCATAAGGATAGTTGGCTTGNATCTCATCACCTTTGAGCACNGTGCTNNNTTGNGCGTTGCCAGAGTCTTTGGGAGTTATATTTTTAAAGAAAGTGTAGGCCTTAGCAGCCAAGTTTTTACTTGCCAAGTCCGTTGACAACTTCTGTATGCGTTTGCTTATTTCACCTGCCATTTCATTTCTTTCCTATAATCTCCAACAACTGCTCTTGCGAGTATTGGGTTCCTCCACCACCATTTGCTTCATCTCTTTGATGCTGTTCCCAAGTTAAGGAAATATCATACACCATTAAATCAAAAGTACTGGCTCTATTAATTACATCACTAGGTAAAACTCCATAATGCTTGGCCATGGCACCTATTGTAATTAACTTGACTGTGGCCCAGTCACTACTGTTGATGACATGGCCTTTGACTTTCCCAAGTTTTCATTTATCTTTACCAAGGCGGCAAAGCAAATGTCCACTGGCAACATCTCATCTTCTTTTACTACTGGGTTACCTGACTCATCCAACACAATCTTACGAATCAGTTTATTTAATTCTGTTCCATCTTCATCCTGCTGAACTTTAAAAAAGTTAAAGTAGGTGTTTAGGTCTACATTGTCATACATGTAGAAGGTGATGGTATCACCGTAGGTCTCAACGATCTTTTCATCATCAAGATCCATTTTAATCAATTTGGGTTTTTTTGCCACTGCGCTTATTAACATATCTTATTGTCCAATCTTATCTTTTAGGTGGTGTATGGTGCTTAGTAGAAAACGCATTCTTGCGTCTGCTTGTTCCAAGTCCTTACGAGCACATTTTAATTCTGCAACGCATTTGGCCGCTTCTGCTTCCATGCTTTTGAGAATATCACTGGTGTCTAACTTATCAAAAATCATATCTACCTCCTTGGGCGATAATTATATTTAGCCCAAAAGAAAAGAGGATCCTAAGATCCTCTTTTTCACTTACATCAACTTGTGATTGATTAAGCGATGCCGACCAATGTGTAGTCACCGTTAACTTCAACAGTTACTGGTGACACCCAGACTGGACTATCTGCTGACACTTTTGGTGCCAATGATCCAATAAAACCAGTACCCATGATTAGGTAGTTGTCTGGCGTTTGGCTAATGGTAGCACCCGACGGAGCAACCATGAAGGCCACCTGTGTGCGGCTATTACTATAACCAAAGATACCACCAGTTACGATGGTTGTATTAGTTCCTGGAGTCGTTCCAAAGAATAATGTTGGGTCAAGCACAAAGTTGCCGCTGATGCTGTTGGTTGAAACTGTTGTGATAACATTTTCACCTGACTGACTCAGCGTCTTGAAACGGAATGATCCGTTGGCATTGTTGATTGTTACATCTTGTAGGCCCGTTAATTCGATTGCACCAGCTACTAGTGTTAAAGCACCAGTTGAAGCATCAACAGCGGAGTAAAAATCACTACCTGTTAATGTTGCGTGAGCTGTGGCATCATACTTAATGAGAACAAGTTTAACCCAGTTTGCTTGTGTTGTTGCGTTAATGTACGCCATGGTTAGTGTTCCTTAATTGATTGTATAAAATCTATATTCAAATTCATAAACGACTCGGTCGTCTTTGATAGAAGTTGAATAATCAAATTCCCTGCGGTATGCAGTGGTAATTGTTGTGACTCCCTTGGCTTGCGCCAATGTGCCCAATGCTGAATCTAAATCTGCGTTTCTGTTTTTAGCATCTACTGAAAGATATCCACGCACACGAGTAATTTGTTGATTGATGTCTGTGCTGTTNAGCATGGATATCAATTCACTACTTTCTGTGAAAGGTTCATCTATGTAGACTTTTCTTTGGTTCTTTAGGTGAAGAGGATTACCACCTTCTTCCCAGGGCAACTCCTGACTGGGCTTTATGCTACCAGTCAGGTTTGCTGTCAAGTAATTTAAGATTGCAGTTCTCATCTTACTCTAACCAAGTTTTGTTTACTTGGGGATTTCTCAGTGTAAACAATAGTACCATTGTTGCTGTAATCATACCAGTCGCCAGATTCAAGAATAATTTTATATAGATCTAATGCTTGTTCTTTATAGAACTTGATCTTGGCCATTTCCGCTGATTCGGGATTGCCAAAGTCAGCTACTCGCGGCAAGATATATTCACTCATGACATGATAGACATTTAAGTCTTTGAACTCCTGCTCCCTGGCATCAATCTGAAAAGGATTGACAACAGGAACACGGCGAACATCATTCTGTAGTGAAACATCTCTTGTAAAATTATATTCTCTCCACCAGTCTGACATTTCTATCATACTGATGAGTCTGGCACTGGACAGTTTAAGCAAGGCCAATACTATGGCTTCTGTGAGCCCTTCATTTGCTTCAAACAGACGGGAATCACGCTGAGTCACATCCGCATAGACTGCGAAACTTTCAAATACTGTTCCGGATCCAGTTGTATAAAAACTCATTGTGATTCTCCTAGTTTAGATTACTCAATTGAACTGTCAAAAATACCACATACGCCGGCCAAGTCATACAACTCGCCAACACCGTAAATTGCAGAACCAACCACATCAAAACCACGCTTGGTGGCTTCACGCTGAGATTCGATACGGATGTCTTGCATCATTGCAAGACCAAATGCATCTTTGTGGATAATACAGTTGGCATAATCACCAGAGGCAGCTGAGGCAGCTGTACTAGTTGCAATCAAGCTGGACTGATATACAGGAACTCCACCCAACATACCCATGAAGCCGTTTTGTAATGCTGAGTTACCAACCATTGACGCAGGAGCGGCAAAGGTGCTGGTTAAAACGCTGGCAACATCATAAGCCACATTAGGGTGTAGAACGATGGCACAATCATTACTTGTGTCATAGCCTTGGCTGCGTAGTTTAGCAATTGCTTGGAAAAGCAATGCAGGTGTAGCGGCAGTAGTAACACCACCAACTGTGGTTGCTAAAGTGTTGGCCAATGCCAACAAGTCTGTGTCCATCTTGCGAGCAATTGCTTCGCCAAATAAACGACCAATGTCTGCAATAACATTTGCACTAGAAGCCATGATGGCCAAGTCACTGATCTGTGCAGTTAAACCAACTTCACTTACAGTTAGTGTGGCACCATCTGTGCTGACTGCTGTGAATGTAGGCGCTGTGCCTTCAGTCAAAGCGGCTGCTGTTTGCTTTGGATAAATTGGAACTGTCACTGTCTTCCCAGTACCTGGGCTTAGTGTGTAGTTGCGAACTAGACCACGCATGATGGACTTTTCGCTTGCTACAAAGAGAGCTTCGGCGACAATGCTTGGTAGCAAGTCGTTTAGGGTTGTTGTATTTGTAATTGTCATAATAATTTTCCTTTAATTTTAGGATATGCCCATCGCTTTGCGATATTCGGCATATTGTTTTTTGTGCTCTGGATTCTTCATATCAAGACTTGCAAGATCAAGTTTGGCATTTGAAATACCACCAGTTACATTGCTACGGCTGTTGCTGGTTGAAGGTGTCGCTGATACAAAGTGTGGATTGTTTTGTAACCATGTTTGAACAAAACTATCAACGGATAATAGACGACCTGAATCATCATAGCGAACTTTACCTTCATCATCTAAAACTTCTACTTCACCTTCTGGGTTAAGACGCAGATTATTTCTAATCAAACTTTTAACCTGACCAGGATTCACAGCACGATGTTTAGATGCCGCATCAATGATTGGAGTTTCTAATTTAAACTGTTCAATCATGCGATCTCGTTTTTGAATCTCTGCATCCTTCTTGGACGCGAGCTCTTGAATCACTTTATCAAAGTCTCCTCTACGCACAGCATTCTCTTGTTCACGCTTGGCGTGTTGTGTGAGAATATCACGGATCTGCTCCGGATCGCCTAAGTCTTCATACTTGCTGGCTACCTTTTTGGTAATTGCACTTTTGGTGCGAGCCATCATGTCGTCAACTTCTTTTTGTGTGTAAGATCTCTCTGATGCCTGATTTAGTGTTTCAGAAGTATCAGTACCTTCTGTTGTGCCAATGTTNNTATCGGTCATTGTGTCCTTTGCCGGGTCTTAGCCGTATGTTTATGTAGGGGCTCTATGCCCCAGTATTTTATTTAGTCCAAACTATCCAGTATGTTCTTAGCCCAGACTAAACCAGCTGGACCTCCCCATAAGAGATATGCTTGTGTGCCNGGNGTGTTAGAACCGGGTTTATAATATGTTGCGGCACGACTTAGAAAACTGTAAGTTCTTTTTACGGTATCTAAACTTACATCTTCTCGATTGACAAATTGTCTAGCACGAGCCAAACCAACCGCAGTGCCACCTTGACGACTTCTTGGACTGGCCATACGCAATCGTAGGCCACGCCTGGCGGCCATGGCCATTGCTACTGTGGGTTGGTAACTGTCAGCCATTAGTTATTGGCAGCGGCTTCAGCACCAGCCTGCACAATAAGTTCTACAGTGACTTCTGGATGCAGGGCTAAGATTTCATCATTGCTATAACCTTCCATCAACATGTCTTGAATATGCGCTAATCGATCTGCTGGTGAACTGTTGGCCAGGCTTGGATGTTCACCTTCAGTGCTGGCGTCGATGGGTGCATTGACATCACCCAGTTCTGCTTCCAGCAATTCAATGTCTAGTATTTCTGCAATGCGACGATCTATTTCTGTTTGAACTGCTGGATTGGCAGTGAGTGTTTTCATCTTGGCCATTTGATCTAATTCGTTATCAATATTGTGTAAGGCAAAGTTATCTGGGTAGTCAATGGTGCCTGTCCATTCAATGCCAAGATAGTCGGAAACCTGTTGCCAAATTTGTTCTTCAGCAAGTTCTAGATTATCAGCGATACTACTAAGGCGGGCGTTGAGTAATTGGAATTCTGTTTGAATTGAAATGCCTGAACGAGTGGTTGTTTCTGTGGCTCTAACACTGCCTACATTGCCCATGCTGTCAATCATTTGTTTACGGTTGTTGATACTTTGATAGATTGAACTTACCTGGCCGCCTTGGAACTGTAGCACATATGGCTTCAGGGCTGGATCCATGTTCTCTGGCACAGTGATGATTTGGCCTGCGGCGGCTCCATTGACATTGGTATCTGCTGTGGCAACCAGGCTTGGATGTGTGTCAAGACTGATGCTGGCATAAACTTCACTGAGTTCATTTGCAATCATCAACTGTTGGTCAGCAATGTCATTCAACATGCTGACACCAAGACCACGAACAGGACTGCGTTCAGCGTACACACATACAAAAGGTAAACGGCCCAGTTGATTTGGTTCAACCATATATTCTTTACCACTTGCATTTCTAGTATCAATCACATAAGTCACAATTGATTCTTTAGTCCACTCTTTGATTGTGGTTTCAGTATCATTGATTTCTTCAAGATACTTGATGTATTCTAATTCATATGCACCGTTGACTTGTCTGGCCCAACGCCAATCAGTCACTGCCAAGGGTGTCATCAGTGATAGGTAAGGACGAATATTTTGTGAAAGTTCATCTGCCAGTGTTACAGCGTTGGCATTGGGCTTGGCCACACATACCCAGCAATGTCCAAACACTCCTGACCAAATGGCAACTTCTTTCATAAACGCATTCATGTTGCGTCCATCTAGGTCAGCATCTTCAATGATATTTTGTAATTGTGGTACTAGTTCAAAGGCATCCCAATCTCTGCCAGGAGCTTGACGAAATAAGAAACTCACATATAAACTAATTAAGGCCTTGCATTGATTATCTAATGGTGTAGTTTTAAGTCTTTGATCGTATTCTTTATTGCTTTCAAGTTGGTATCTTGTTAGATAGGCACCGTTGCGGAAATCATCTCCGCCTTGGTAACTGTCCAATAGAAATTGCCAACGCTCACGCTGGCGTTGGTATAGGTTATTAGTTGAAACGGCACGCGAGTACGCTTGCTGTAGAGTTAGTTCAGCCATAGGAAAAGGCTCCTTTATCGTTCATTTTTTATTTATGCAAGAGCGTGACCGAATCGTTGCGGTTGCCTTGGCACAATGGGTCGTGCAATTGGATATAAAAATTCCAGAGCATAGGTCAATGCATCTGCCCCATGATCCCATCCTGAGTCTTTGGCGGGTTGCATTGTGCCTTCTTTGTAACTCCAATTCTTTAAACATGCAATGGTTTTCTTACATGAGCTATCTATATAGAAGCGTGTGGTTGAATCTGGTCTCTTGAAGAACAAACTGTTGCCAGCATTGATTCTATCTCGCACCAAAGGATGTTGACGATGATAGCGTGTGACAAAGCCAGCCATCTCCAACAGTTTGATATCTGTGTTGCCGCCTGCACTGGTCTTTCTTTGAACACCTGCTGGGTCTGGGAACACAGTTATAGGATTCAATGGATATCTTAAACGGATCTCATCAATCATCTCTGTGGTATTACTATTGTCAATGTATATCTCATCGTAGACTTCAAAGCCATCTTTGATGGGTCTGCCTATCACNGCCGAGCATGGAGTCACATTAAAGTCCATGCCTATGTAAATGGGTTCACGCTCTGTGGGTCTGCGTACTTCACGCTGGTTGTGATCACCAAACTCATTGAAGATAACACCAGCAAAGGTAACCCAACTTGCTTCATACTCTTGTTGGAATATCTTTGGTGATAGATCTGACCGTGCTTGTTCTATCTCATCTGCATCTACAAAGCCGCCCTGGGCTGTGGTGTATGTAAAACTTGCCCAACCTTTTTTGGTTAGATAGTTATCATAAAGATCTCTGGCGGCTTGNTTGCCTGCNTTGGGNGTGCCAATNAANANTGCATGGCCTTTTTGATCTGCCAAGCTGGGACGAATTATTTGTGACCATATCTCATCTAGATCTAGGTCACAGAACTCATCCACAACTATGAATGAGATTGATTCACCACGCAGGTTATCACCTTGTTCTGCACTCTTCAAACATATTTGACTACCATTGACCAAGGTCAAGCGAAGTTCGCTTTCATTGGTGTCGGCAATCCAATTCAACTTCTTCAGTTTCTTCTTTAACTTGGACCACACTAGACTCTTGGCCTGTTGGCGGCTTCCTGTAAGATAC